AAAGCAAAAGAAAATTGCACTAGCCCAGAGCGACCACGCTCCGGTAGTTCTTGAAATTTTAAAAGACTGTATGAAGAACACTTCGTTGGTTGATAAAAAATCTCAATGGGCTACGGTTGTAAATGCAATTACTTTAGACGTTCAAGGAACTTTATTAAGAGACGTTGCTGATTACCTGGAAAATATAAGGAAGGGTAGTTTGCACGAACCTAAAGAATAATATATGAAAGCAAAAGAACTCAAACGGGATAATTATACTGTACAGGTTGGCTATTCTAAAGAAGCAAAGAAAAAGAAGCTGGTTAAGTTTATCTCTAAATCAGGTGATGAATTTGTTATCAGTGCTGACGAATTAGCCGGTATGCTTATTGGTGGTGTAAATTCAGAAACACTGGAAGCCACTTTTGTTGATTCTGAAAAGATAAACGTGGTTGAAGTTGGCAGACAGCTAGAAGCTGTTTTAGATAGAGATATGAAAAAAGGAGAAAAAATTCGAATGAATTATACTCATCCTTACCCACTTGAATTTGCTTTGATTGAACAAATCTGGGGAATTGCTAAAATAAAGATGGACGCTCCTTCTTTAACATTGTCTGAAGATTATATTGCTAAAAAGATTAAAGAAATTAAACCAGAACAGGAAGAGTTCTTAAAGAAATTTTATAAATCATTTAAAAACGTCGACTTAAAAGATAAATGAAAAAAATTAAACTAACACAAAATAAATTTGCTTTAGTTGATGATATTGATTTTATTACTTTAAATAAATATAAATGGTACACTTTTAAAAGTGGTAGAAATTTTTATGCAGCAACTAATCTTAAATTAAAAAATAATAAATTTAAAACAATTTTAATGCACAGGACTATAATGAACACACCTAATAGTAAAGATACTGACCATAAAGATGGAAATGGTTTAAATAATTGTAGAAATAATTTAAGAGTTTGTACTAGGTCAGAAAATTTAATGAATCAAGGAAAACAAAAAAATAACAAAAGCGGATTAAAAGGCGTGTCTTGGAATAATCTTAGAAAAAAATGGGTAGCTAGAATTTATTTTAATAACAAAAACAAACAATTAGGTTATTTTAAAAATAAGGTCGATGCTTACAAAGCATATTGTGATGCTTGTATAAAATATCACGGTAAATTTTATAAATTAAGTTAAATAATTAACACCCTATTACGGGTTAACCATCGTCACCAGCCACGATACGGCTAGGAAAACATATGGGAAACACAACAAAAACTCCAGAGGAGTTAAAAAAAGAAGAAGAAAAAAAGGCAGATGCAGAGGCTAAAAAAGCCGAAGCTGATGCAAAAAAGGCAGATGCGGCTGCTAAAAAAGCTGAAGAAGAAGCCAAAAAGGCGGAAGAAGAAGCTAATTTAAAGGCTGAAGAAGCCAAAAAAGCAGAAGAAGAAGCAGAAGCTAAGAGATTAGCCGATGCTGAAAAGCTTAAGAATGAAGTATCTTTATACAACGTTCTTGGGAAAAAGGTCAAAACTGAAGACTATTTTTTTAAAAATATTATTCCAGCAGGTTTTGCTGGGACTTGTGGAAAACCGGTCGACAGAGAAGATTTAATCAGCGTGTTTCATAAGGTTTTTAAACCGGAGGACAATATATTGTTCTATAAACAAGTTGATAAAGAGGTATACATTGTAATTATTCCTCTAAAATATGCTACTGAAGTTGGTGATTCAGAAGATTCTCTCGAAGGAGATTTCCAGAAACACGCAATCTCATTTATCAATGAGGGTTCTGTGAACCTAGATACTATGAGACAGAAGTTAGAGAAAATTAACAAATTCGTAAAATACAGCGATAGATAATTTGCGAAGGAGTTTAAAACATTGTATAATTAAATTAACCATCGGAGCCGTTCACGATACGAGCGGATAAACATATGGATAATATAAAAGAAGAACAAAAGATAGAGACACCTTCAACTCCACCAGTAGAGGAACCTGTAAAGGAACCTGAAGTGGAGGATGAATCAGAGCTTGATAAAGAGCTCGAGGAATCAATTGAAGCTGTTAAAGCTGGAAAAGAGCTAGCACCAGAACCTGCAAAGGAACCGGAGCCAGCCAATCCTGAAGAACCAAAGGTGGAGACACCGGAGGAACCAAAGGTGGAGGACCCCAGCACCCCTCCAGCTGCTGAAGAACCAGTTGAGGAAGAAAAGCCAGGTGAATACGATTATCGTATTCCCAATAAGGGTAAATTCGAGTCTGACGAGTCTTATGAAAAGCGAATTGAGCTTTTAGACCTCGTTAAGAAACGAAAGCTTGCCAAGACTGAAGAGCAAAAAGCAGCAATATCAGAAGAAATTAAGACTGCCAAAGGGCAACTAAAAACTCTTAATGGAACTGATAGGTTCGTCAATCCTCTAAATGAAAAAAAAGAGGAGAAGCCAACCACCCCGGTAGAAGAAAAGACGGAAGAAGAATTAGCTTTGGAAGCTGACAAAGAACGTCTTAAACAGCTGGGTGGAGCGACGAAGGAGGACATCGAAGAGATTGTCAAACGCGAACGCTTAGCCTCGGAAGTTAAGACAACATTGGATACTTTTATTGATAGACACGATGAGCTTAAAGATGAAGACGCGAGAGAAGTTTTCTTTGACTTTGTGGACAATAACTACAAATGGCAAGGAAAATCTGGTAAAGACCTTATGACGGTCTTAGAACTAGCTCGCGAAAGTATGTTTAAACCATCTGAAACTATTCAAGAGAGGGTACTGAAAGGTGCCAACGTCCAAGAAAAAGTTAATGCTATGCAGTTCCCAGGTGGAACAGTAGCAAAGACAGAGGTCTCACCAGAGATGCAAAAGTCCATTGATGAACTTGTTGCAACTGGTATGTCAGAAGAAAAAGCCATTGAACTTCTATCGGATTAAATTAACTAATCCCTTAAAGTACAATTTATATGGCTACTGTAAAACAGGCTACTATAAAGAATACTCGAGATATTCGTACAGCTAATAAAGCGTCTGATGTGGCTACTACTCTTGGTAATATAATGGCAATAACCGCTGGGTTAGCCGTTGATGCCGATAGTGGTACTGTCGCAGCAGATTTCTTGGGTATCTGCAATCAAACAATTGCAGCCGCTGCCGCTGAAACTCGAGTGGACTATATAGTTCCATCAGATGAAGATACCTTCATCATCTCAACAGCTAATAATTCAGATGCAGACCATAACGGTCAGCAAATGGTTCTTAGCAATGCTACAACTGCAAATAACACAGGGACTACTGATACCGATGGTATTGTAGTACAAGTCGAACCCTATGGAGCAGCTTCAGACAAGCTTATAGTATGTAAGTTTGTGACTTTATAATTCATTTAAAATAACTACAAATATATGCAAGGTACAATAAATGATTATGCAGTCATCGTTAACAATGTCTTGAAGCACATCGCCCCAAAAACTTCTCCAACTGTTAGAAGTGAATACTTAGACTTTATGTATAAGGTATCTGACAGTGAAAGAACTTATACTGACGTAGGTGTTACAGGACTTGGAATGGCTCAAATAATCCCAGATGGTGGTATCGGAGCTTCTGATGCCCCAATTCAAGGTTACTCAAAAAATTACGTTCAAATGCACTTTACTAAAAAAGTACGTTTGACTTTCCAAAGTAATTTCTTCTTGTTTGAATCTGCAGCCGCTAAAATTAAAGGCTCTGTCAAATCAAAAGTTTTAGAAGGAAAAAATGCTATCGAACACGCTAAGAATTATTTGGCTCAAAGTTTGTTAGCACAAGGATTCGATACTTCATTCACTTGGACTCCAATTAACGCAGTAGGAACTTCAACTCCTGTTGCAACTGTTGGTGCCGATGCTGTTGAATATTGGTCACAGGCTCACCCTCGTGAAGACGGTGGTACAGCTTGGTCAAATGTTATTGTGGACGGTGCTACTAGCTCACCACAATTCACTTATTCATCTCTATTAGCTGCTCGTAGATTACATTCAGTTAAGAAAGATGGTCGTGGTATGCCTTTAATCTCTGAATTAGACACTTTGGTCTGCCGAAGAGGTTCAACCACAGCTCAATATGCCAAAACTATTAAAGGTACTATTGATAAAGGTTTGGCTCCACAGCAAACCAACTTATTCAATAATGCTCCTGCAACCGAAACATTCAAAATCGTTGAATTGTCTCCTTACCAAAATCTTGGTTTGGACGGTCTAATGTGGGGTATGTTTGATTCTAAGATGGTTAATGAAGATTACGGCTTCAAATATATCGAGGCGTTACCAACTCGTGCAGAACCTGCAGTAGTTGACTTGCTAGGCAATCAGGACTTGGTACTTAACTTTAACTCTCTTGCTGTTATGGGTGCTTCTGACCTTCGAGGTTGGATGTGGTCTGACGGTGATGGTGCTACTGTTTAAGTTAGCCTTTCTCTTGAGCTCCCGAATTATCGGGAGTTCAGATAGGAAGTAAGTTAACTTAATATAACTAATTTAAAAACATATGTTACAAGACGCACACACAGCCAAAACATCAATTTCTGTTACAGCAACAGCAGGGGCAACCACTGCTATCGTAGCTGCACAAGCAGATGCGTGGATTTATATTCACGAATTAGTTGGCGATTTAGCCGCTGATGGTACATTAGCTATCAAATGTGGAACTGACACTGTAGCTACTTTTAATTTGGATGCCGGTCAAGGTATAACGCTTCAAGATGAGGCAGGACACGATGGTGTGCCAAGATTCAAGTGTAAACCAGGCGATGCTTTCAATTTAACGGTAACTGGTGGAGACTTTATTGGTTCCTGCGACTACAGTTTAAGATACTAAACTAACTCTAAAAATATGGCAGAAGAATTCACTACTGAACAAAAGCAACAACTCAAAACTTGGGCTGAACAGAGAGATGAACTTCTTTCTGGTATTAGTGTTTTAAAAACAGAAAAAGAAAAACTTGAGTCCAAAAACAAAGAGTTAGCTAGTTCACGTTCTGAAATCGAAGCCGCGATGAATGTCATCAAAGGCAGGATTGAAGAACTAAAAATTAAAGAGAAGGAATTACCAGAGGTTATTTCTAAAGAAGTTGCATTTTTTCAGTCCAAAAAGACTTCTCTGGAATCTGAAATTACTGTTTTGCAAAAATTACTTAATGTTCTACAACCACAGAAGGAAGGATTGGAAGCAGACATTGCAAACGCTCTTGCTGTTTTTGAAGTTATCAAAGGTGAGACACTTTTGTTAGATAAAGTTGTAGACAAAGTAACCGTTGTTAGTAAACAAAATACTGATAAAATCAATACATTGGTAACTGGATTAGCAGCTAGTCTTGAAGAGATTATTGCTGTGAATAAAAAGAACGTCCAAGAAACCAATGTTGTTTTAGATAAATTACCAAGATTGTTAATGGATATGCAGAAGAGAGGATTGATTAAACCAAAACAATCAATAACTAAGTAGCATAGAGATTAAATATATGAGTAATCTAGCAAACAAATCAGTAGCTTCTCCTGTGTGGTTGTTTCCTCCAATAATAGAGTGGTATGACCCAACAGGAGGTTTACCAGTTGACCCAGAAATTGGGGATAGATATGGAGCAGATGCCACAGCAGAAGGCTGGACTATTGATTATATTTATGAATGGGATGGTGCAGAATGGGTTGAATACCCACCAGAAGAAGGGTGGATGATTTGGGACTTATTAGGGTTGATATTTTGGGTTTTCTTTTCAGGTGGTTGGATGGAGGTTGGTGCTGGTGTATTTATTCCATATACAGGAGCTACTGATGATATAGATTTAGGAACTCGTTCATTAAGCACATCTGGAAATTTAGGTTTTTATGGAGTTACCCCTGTTGACCAACCAGATACAGTTGTAGATGCTAATGGAACATTAGAAGATGCAACTACAAAAATAAATCAAATAATAGACAGATTACAGGAAGTAGGATTGATAGCATAAACATTTAATTAAAAATCATATGAGTTACTTAGCAAATCAAGTAGGCGACCCATTCAACCTTGGATGGTTTGCCACACCAGAGGCTTTAAGAGCCGCTTATCCTGTCGCAGCTGACGGTTATTTTGCTTTTGTTGGGTCTACCGATACAGTTTGGACTTGGGATTCTGATACTAATGATTGGGTTGATACTGGCACGGCTGGTCCTCAAGGTCCTACTGGTCCTACTGGTCCTACTGGATATACTGGTTCAGCTGGCTCTGCTTCAAATACTGGTGCCACTGGTTATACTGGCTATACTGGTCCAGATGGTAATACTGGTGCAACAGGTCCTACCGGTTACACTGGTCCAGATGGTTCAGCTTCAGCCACTGGTGCCACAGGTCCTACTGGTCCTGACGGTCCTACAGGTCCTACTGGCTATACCGGTCCTCAAGGTTTTGCAACAAATACTGGTGCGACTGGATATACTGGTCCGACAGGCTATACTGGTCCACAAGGAATACAGGGAGACACTGGAGACACTGGTCCCGATGGTCCAACTGGTCCAACCGGTCCAACTGGTTATACTGGTCCAGATGGTCCTCAAGGTGCCACTGGTCCAACTGGTTATACTGGTCCAGATGGTCCTCAAGGTGCTACTGGATATACCGGATATACTGGTCCTATTGGTCCAACTGGATATACAGGTCCTACAGGTCCAACTGGTTATACCGGAGATATCGGTCCAACTGGATATACTGGTCCCGCAGGAGCTGGTTCAGGAAGTAATGCTTTCTCTTGGTTTATTAATTAAAATAATTAAAAATATATGCAAACTTTAATTTTAGATGCAGTTACAAAAACAATATCATTAGTCTTAGCCGGGGCTAAAGATACTAATGACTGTGACATCGTCGCAGCTTGGGCTGACGATGACGGCACTGATTTTGTAGAGGGGTCAACTGATTTGGTATCTAATGGAACCACACCAGTGACCGTTGTTGCAGCTCCTGGTGCTGATACTCGCAGAGTCATTAAATCAATATCTGTTTATAATGCCGACTTAGCACCGGTTACTTTTTCAATTAGTTTAATTAGTGCAGGTGGTACTAGGGTAGTAGCTAAAGTTACTTTAGCAATTGGCGATACTTGGACGACGGATGGAACTTATGATAGTGCCGGACAATTAAAGTGTGTTGGTGGAGACACTGGTCCAACCGGTCCAACTGGTCCTCAAGGTCCAACTGGTCCAACCGGATATACCGGTCCTCAAGGTGCCACTGGTCCAACTGGTTATACTGGTCCAGATGGTCCTCAAGGTGCCACTGGTCCAACTGGTTATACTGGTCCAGATGGTCCTCAAGGTGCAACCGGATATACTGGTTACACTGGATATACTGGTCCAGAGTCAGTAACTTTGACTAATACTGTAACTCTAACTAATAAGCGAATTACTCCACGAGTAAGCACGGAAGCAAGTTCGGCAACACCGACAATCAATACAGATAATGTGGATGCTCACTCAATTACAGCTTTAGCAACAGCAATTACATCAATGACAACTAACTTAAGTGGAACACCGACAAATTTCCAAAAACTTATTATAAGAATAAAAGATAATGGAACGGCTCGTGCAATAGCTTGGGGTGCTTCATTTGAAGCAAAGGGTGTAGATTTACCAACTACAACAACAATATCAAAGGTCTTAACAGTCGGATTTATTTACGACACAGTTACTTCTAAATGGGGATGTGTAGCAAAATCAGAAGAAGAATAAAAAAACTAATATAAATAATATATGGCATTTCCAACAGGGTGGGGCAGAAAATGTTCCGTAACAATAGACAATACAAAAGTTAGTGGTTCAGCAAATCATTCAGATTTTCCTGTTCTTTTAACAGAAGATAATTTGCCGAGTGAAATGTTTGATGCAGATGGAAGTTACCCAGCAAATTCAGATGGTGGAGATATTAGATTTACAAGTGATGAAGCAGGCACAACAGAATTAGCAAGAGAGGTGGTAGAATTTACAAGAGATAATGACCCAGCAAATGGAACAGCTCAAATATGGGTAAAAGTACCAACCCTAGACTATAATGACGACACTGTAATTTATGTTTTCTATAACAATTCAGGTGCAAGTGAGCCTGCAGCTGATAGCACTTATGGAAGTGAGGCAGTATGGAGTGGATATGATGGAGTTTGGCACTTAGAAGAAGACCCCAGTGGAAGTTCACCACAAATGATAGATAGTTCAGCTAATGATAATGATGGCACAAGTTCAGGGTCTATGTCTTCTGGCGATAGCATTAGTGCGAAAATAAGTAATGGATTAGACTTTGATGGTTCAAATGACCTGATTACAACAAGTGATACTGCAATAGGCAATGGATATACATCTTTATTTATGAGTGTTTGGGTAAAAAGTTCAGATACATCTGGATATCTTGTTGCAAAAAATAATGGTTCAATTGATAATTTACAGGTCTATATTAGCGGTGGAAATGTTATTGCAAAAATTAGAAACACATCAACCAGCTATAATTTAACAGTTGGCACAACAGCCTCTATAATGGATGGGAATTGGAAAAAAATAGACGTTCTCTGGAGTGGCTCAACATTCTCTGTTTTTCTTAATGGTTCATTTGTGACATCAGCTTCAGTAAGTGGAACGATGACAACATATACAGAGCCACTTGAGTTTGCAGGAAGGGGGTCAGATAACGACCAATATATGGCGGGTGTTTTAGACGAAATTAGAATAGCGGAAAAAAGTGTTTCTTCTGATTGGATAGCAACAGAATATGCAAACCAAAACGCACCTGACACTTTTTCAGAAGCTGGAACACCAGAAGACGTTGATGGAGTAACAAACACATCTAACTTCTTTCAATTATTTTAAAAAATAAACATATGCTACAAGAAAACAACAACGGAGAAAGCAAAATTAGGAAAGTAATTTTCAACGAAGTAACGCTCGTTATTGCTTTGGTAAGTATGATTTCCGGAGTTATTTTCTGGGTTACTAACCCTCAATATGAAATGGAGCTCAAAATAGTTAAACTTGAAACTCAAATGGAAAGCAATCAAACCATAGTTAAGGAGTTAGAAAAAATAAAGAATAACGATTTTGTAGAAATTCATAAGGCGATAGAACAGGTAGAGAGTAGACAAATTGAAATTTTACAGTCATTAGCAGCTATTAGTCAGGAATTAAAAATGCACGATAGACAATAAATATATGACCAGTAAAGCCACAAAAGTAAAAATGAAACAGTGGAAAAGAGAACAAGAGTCAATAGGTAATACTGGTTGTGGATGTGTAATAATAATTTTAATAGTAATAATATCAATCATATGGACAATCAAATAAAGCTAGAAGGTGCATTTATCGGTCGTCAACCTACTGACTTTGCAGGAGGAACTATTCCTTTTGAGGTTAGGGTTCCAGATAGTGACTGGAATAAACCAGCCTTTTTACCAACCGGAGAAAAACAATACGGTACTAATGGAGATAAATTAAATTGTGTAACTCAAAGTGAACACAATGATTTTGAACTTCAGCTTAACCAAATGATTGATGCTAGGACTTTGCCTATTGGTCATATCAATTGGCTTTCAGAAAAAGGATATAAGGATGAAAATGGTAAGCCAAATTTTTCAGAGAAATTTAATAGTATTTTAAACGACACTGCTAAATACAAAGGTAATTGGTTATGGAGAGTAGCTGACGATGCAAAGCATAGTGGTTTAATTCCACAATCAATGTTACCAGAAAAAGTGGATGAAGATTGGGATACTTATTATAATCCGGCTCAAATAACTCAAGAGATGAAAGATTTAGGACAAGAGTTTTTAGAGTGGTTTGATATAGCTTATGAATGGGTTGACGATACCAGTTTTGAAAATCTTGTTAAACAATTACAACATACACCACTTCAGGTTGTATTCCCTAATCACGCTGTTGTTCAAATAAAGAGTCTTCAAGATTTAGTTAAGTACTATGATAGCTACCAACCTTGGGTTAAGGATAAGGATAGAGATAAATTTACATCGTTCTTTAAGATTGTAATAACTCCAAAGGTAAAGAAACCAGAGTTGGCTAAAATTCTTAAGGATGCAGATGGTAAAGCAGTAGGAGTGTGTGTTCTTGCAAGAAACCCTGAAGAGTTAATTGCTATGGCTGAAGAGGCTGGATTCCCAATTCCAAGGAAATCAGACGGTTCATTAGATTGGAATAACTTTATTCAAGGTGATTATAAATTAAGATAATTAACTAATTAAATAACAAACATATGGGTTTAATTTCAAATCTTCTTAAAAAAAGAGAAGAAACAAACGAAGAGTCAACACCCGTTGTTGACAACAATGAGCGAGGTGCGGCTAACCCAGAGGAAAGCCAACCTGCTCAAGAAGTAGAGACTCCAAAAAATTCAGTTCTTACACCGGTCACTTATGACCCATCAACTGAAAAACCAGTAGACCTTATTCACGACCCTGATTCAAACGTGAAGGACCCTGCTACACCGAGTTTCTTATAAAATAAAAAAATAATCCGCAAAATTATGAACAAACCAAAATTTACAGTGGCTGTTATAGCCAAAAATGAAGAAGAGACATTACCTAGACTTGTTGGTTCTCTAAAAGAGTTCCAAGAAAGAGGTGGTGAAATTTGTGTTTTAGACACAGGCTCAACTGATAAAACAGTTGAAGTAGCTAAAAGCTTAGGTTGTAAGGTCGAAGCTGTTGGTGATAAGTTTAAAATCACCATCGACGAGGACTTGGCTAACAAAATCAATGAAAAGTTTATTGTTGACGGAGAGGTTCCAGTAGTCAACCCAGGTGATACGTTATTCGACTTTGCTTCTGCTAGAAATTATCTAGCCACAATGCCGGAAAACGATATGATTGCTATGCCAGATTGTGATGAGATTTACACTAAGATGGATATTGATAAACTTAATCAAGTAATTGAAGACGGCTTTGAACAGTTAGAGTATAATTTTGTATTCTCTCACGATGAGCTTGGAAATCCAGTTATTAAGTTTAGGCACTGTAAGTTTTACGACCGCAGAAAGATGAGCTGGAGTGGTGTGATTCACGAAATTTTGGGTGGTCAAACAAAGAATATCTTTTTAGGTGAAGATGTTATCAAGTTGGAGCATTACCAAAATGAAAAAACAAACCGTTCCGGTTATATCAAAGGTCTTGCCCTGGATTGTTATAACAATCCAGATAATGATAGAAACTCTCATTACTTTGCAAGAGAAATGCTTTACTTAGGTAGAACAAGGTCAGCAATCAAGGAGTTCAAGAACCATATTGCAATGGATAAATGGGCTACAGAAGCTGCACAGTCAATGTTGTATATCGGTGATTGCTATAAAAAACTTGGAGATACCGGAGAAATGCTTAAGTGGTATGCACTATCAATAGATAAAGAGTTAAGACGTGAACCGTTAATGAGATTAGCTGAATACTATTTTGGAAAAGGTATGCACAAACAATCGATTGCTTATGGTGAAGCCGCTTTAACAGTTACTCAATTACCTTTTTATTCTAATCATCAACCTTATTATGAACACGCTCCTCACGAGATGCTTTATGTTTCTTACTGGGCAATTGGTGATAAGGTTAAAAGTAAAGAGCATTGGCAAAAAGCACTGTCATTTATTCCTAATCATCCTAAGTATTTATCAGACGCTCAATTTTATAATGACGTTGCTGTAGAGAAACCAGTTGAAGAAAAGAAAGAACAGCCTTTAATTTCATTTGTTATTCCAACACTTGGGAGAGAGGAAGGATTGAAGAGGTGTTTGCAATCAATTAGTAAGATAAATTATCCAAACAAAGAAACGATTGTTAAACACGATAGTTTTGAAAACAGGATTGGTGTTCCAGAACTTGTTAAACAAGGCGTAGAAGAATCACACGGTGAATGGGTTGTGTTCGCTTCGAACGATACTGAATTTACTCCAGAGTCAATCAATGAAGCATTAAAGGTTGGAGATAAGGGTTACGTTGCTTTCAATACTGGACCAGTCGGACCAGATGAAGGAAATATCAACGAACACTTTATGATTCGAAGAGATATTATTGAAAAGATTGGAGAAGTTTTTGACACAGACTTCTATCACGTTGGTGTAGATAATTTATTATTAGCTAAAATGAGAAAGCTTGGTATTTTTAAGAGAGCTGAAAAAGCTATCGTTAATCATTACCATTTTTCAAAAGGAGCTAAAATGGACGAGGTCTACAAAATCGGTTGGGATGAAGTAAAGGTCGAAATGGACCGAGCTTTATTAGACAGAAAATTAAAAGAATTAAATAATTCATAATTAACAAACATATGGATAACAAAACATTAACATTAAATGAAGCCGCTAGCCTTTTGTTAGGTGCCGGCTTAGTCCAAGTAGCCGCTAATGTAGGCGTTGGTTTAACCTTAGTAGTTCTTGGTGCAATTATTAAGATTGGTGTAGCTGTTTTAGACAAGTATGGGATAGTAGTTTCTGGTAAACCAAGACGACCAGAACAAGAGTAAATTGATTATACGCCCCTAAAAGGCTATAATTAAAGTATAATCATAAGTAAAACATAAAAATTATGTACCCTCAAATTAAAATTACAAACAATATAGGTAATACCATTGAGATTCCAAATGAGTTGGATGTCAAGGCAAATACTTATATGAGCAGCAATATAGCTGCGGGGGTACTCGCTGTCCCCGTAGACAATACATCTGACTTCACTGATGGAAGTTCAATTCTTTTGTTGTTATCAAGTGTGGGTGCTGAAAACGCCGAAATTGTAACTTCGTCATCTAACACTATTAACAGCTTTGTGACATTGGCAACAACAATGTCTCATAATCGAGGAGATTCTGTCAGTGAACTTAAGTGGGACCAGATAGTTGTTTCAAAAAGTACAACCATTGATGGAACCTACTCTGTTTTTGCTACACAGAATATATTTGTGACCCAGCAAAACACTATAGTTTATGACACTACGGGTCTAACCACTGATTATTATAAAATTCAGTGGAAGAATTCTTTAACAGGATTGCTCTCCGAGTACTCTACGGCTATTAGTGTTTCTGCTTACCCAACAAATTCTGTTTACTCTGTTATTGCTCCAGTACTTCAAGCAATGGGTATTAAAAAAGATGATAACAGGATAACTTACCCATTTTGCATTGAAGCCATCAACGATGCTAGAAAATTCACAGCAGCTAAACTTTATGGTATTCGACACCCTTGGCAACAAGAATTTGAATATCCAATTAAAGTATTAGCAGGAACTAACTACATTGATTTACCAAGTGATATTGATTTCTCGAATACTGACCGGTCAGTTTTGGCTGCCAGATTCTTGATTGATAATATATTAACACCCTATAACTTAAAATATATAGACAAAAGAGATTGGAACCAAGTTTCATTTTCTGTTATGGGTGGTTTAACGTCAGCGGCTGCCCTAACAGGTGCAACATCATTGACGTTAAATTCTGTTGGGGATTTCCCTGATAGTTCGTCAGGTGTAGCTTATGTAGCAACCACAGATTATGATGAAGAGATAATGGAGATTGCTTACACCGGCATAGATAAAACCACAAATCAATTGACTGGAGTAACGGGTATCACTCGTGATATTCCATCCGGAACTAGGGTTTGGTCGAGACCCACAATTTCACAGCCTATCTACTATACTGTATATGATGACAAATTGTATTTCGATAGAATTATTCCGGACTCAATGCAAGGATATAATCTTTACGTTGATTACTACAAGAAAATTGGTGAGGTAACAAGTCTTTCTCAAGAGCTCCCAGAGCACTACAGAGAGATTTATAAGTGGTATTTACGTTATGCTATTAAGTATCGTAAGGATACTTCTATCGGTAGCGACGACCCTGATTTGAAAAAGTTTGAGTCATTGGTTCAAGCTTTGTATAACAATCTATATACGGGTCAGACAACTACAATAATAACAAGTTAAAATAATAAAAGACGCATATGGCAAAAACAAATCCGTTGATTCCTCGAGTTGATATTCAGCAACAGGAACAACCAAGCAATACAAGTGCGTATCAGTTGATTACTTTCGGTACTATTACTGGTGGCAGTCCTTATGCTGGTACTGACTATGCAAACATTTTTGCATTAGAATGTTTGCTTCAAGACACAGATGGTTCAGCTGTTTACCAAATGACTGGTACAGTTGCTAACCCATCTTGGTCTACCATTGGTTCTGGTGCTGCTGGTGCTACTGGCTATACCGGTCCTACTGGTTACACTGGTCCTACTGGCTATACTGGTTACACTGGTGCTGGTAACTTTACTGGTTATACTGGTTACACTGGTCCAGATGGTTCAGATGGTGCCACTGGTGCAACTGGTCCTACTGGTTACACTGGTCCTGACGGCGCCGCTGGTGCGACTGGCTATACTGGTCCTACTGGTTACACTGGTCCTGACGGTGCTGCTTCAGACACTGGTGCTACTGGCTACACAGGTCCTGATGGTCCTACTGGTGCTACTGGCTATACCGGTTACACTGGTGCAGATTCATCTGTAACAGGTCCTGACGGTCCTACTGGTCCAACTGGTTACACAGGTCCTGACGGTCCAACCGGTCCTACTGGTTACACTGGTCCTGACGGGGCAACTGGTCCTACTGGTTATACTGGTGCCGATGGAGCTGCTACAGCTACAGGTGCAACTGGTCCAACCGGTTACACTGGTCCAATCGGTGCTACTGGTTATACCGGTTATACCGGTCCGGGAAACGGCTACAATGCTGGTCCTACTGGTCCTGTTCAAACAATTACTGTTGTGGACGGTCTAGTGACTGACATTCAAGTTTAGTTTTTCTCTCCCCTGCTTTTTTTGCGGATGAGCAGGGGGATAGGAAAGTTAAAACAAAACTATGTCTGATGCAATTAAAAACATTATAATTCCATATCCAACGGAGGGAGTAATACGGTCAGCTCAATTAAGTGACACTGTTTGCCCAGAGAATTCTGTTCAATTGGCGGTCAATATGCACTTCGATAGAATTGGTTCAGTGCAAACTCGCCCTGGAATCACAAGTTATGCTGACGATTTGTCAGACAGTGTAACTTCTTTTGGTACTCTCAATATCCTGGGTGGAAATAAAAGATTGTTCGGACAAGTAGGTACTGATATTTCAGTTTGGGATGGTACAAATTGGACTTCAGTTAGAACATTAACCAAAACCAACAAAGCAAGATACAGCCAATTTTTAAATAGAGTGTGGATGGTAAACGGTAATGATGGTGACGTTCCAAAAACTTCTAATGGTGGTGCCTTCGATACCACAGATGTGCCGGCTACATTTCCTAAAGCTGATTTCATCGAAGCTGGCTTTGATGGTAGGGTTTGGGTAGCTGATTCCTCAAAAGATATTTTATACTTTACGGATATTGTTCAATCAACAAACGGAACTACTTATATTACTCCGTTGACTTTTGATATTACAACAAATTTCATAGCAAAATTTTCTCCTCAAGATGGTGAGTCAATTACCGGATTGTTTAGAGTTCCTAAAGCACTGTTAGTTTTTAAGCAAAATCATATTTATAGAATTTACAATACATCAAACGTTGACCCCTACCCTGCCTACAACGTGGGGACATACTCTCAAGAGTCAATCGTTCAAGGAAAAGATGGTGTTTATTTCCATCACTCTTCTGGTTTTTATAAATTTACATATGATAGCCAACCAACTGAAATTTCTCGAAGAATAAGCGATTTTGTAAAAGCTATACCTAGAGCTAATTATGAGAACATAATTGGTATTTATGACGGCGTAGACGCTATAAAATGGTCCGTAGGAGCTCTTACAGTGGGAGGGGTGACATATTCTAATTGTCAGTTAAGATATACTCTCTCAACACAAATTTGGACTATTTATGACTTTGCTGATAGAGAAATAACAGCGATGATTAGATACGACGACGGAACCACTATTGAACAAATTGCTGGAACTTCTGATGGGGAAGTTGCAAAACTTGATTGCGGAAACACTGACCTGGGAGATAAAATATCATTTGAATTGATTGACAGGTGGCGTTCTTTTACAGAGGCTTATGCTCGTACAAAAGAAATTACCGGAGTTGCTGTGATGAATATAAACGGTGGTGGAACCAAGGTTCAATATCAGGTAAATAAAGATACTGTTAATAAGTGGGCTGACTTAGGAACATTGGATTCAGCTTATGCTGGATTGATTTCAAACGACAAAACCAATGATTTTAATATTGTTAGATTTAGACTTACAGGAAACTCCACCGGTGAACCTATAATTTTTAATGGAATCGAGGTTCTAAACTTAGAAGATTCCGGTTACGAAGAAAACTAATATGAAACTTAGTGACTTATATTTAGATAGATACCTTTATCGGGACAACAACCAGAGTCTGGAGACTAAAGGGTCAGCTTTTGTTTCACAGGATTCTTCGGAGGCAGAGCCATCATTCATCCCCTCTGGTGGTGCTGCCGAAGATATAAACACTGGAAATGTTCCTATCAACCCAGGAGCTTTGCCTGACAATTTAGTAAATCTTGGTGATTGGGGGTGGACTCAAAGTTGTGTGTTTTCTTCTACAGATACTGATACTGTGTCTTGGGGAGCTGGTACTTTTACAGCCGCTGACGGAACTGCTTATTCGATTGGAGCTGGGAATACTGGCAATATGGCAGCCAAGACTTACATTTATTTAGATATAAACGTTTCAGAGACAGCTTATCAAACCTCCACAACATCTTCTGATGCGGTTGGAGTTGGTAAAGTATTGATTGGTGTGGCAAAAAATGAATCAGATGCAGCTACTTATAACCTTACAGAAGCCGAACAAATAGTTGGTGACAATATTTTGGTAAACACCATTGATGCCGGGAAGATTGTAACCGGTTCAATAACTGCTACCCAAATAACAGGCAGTACTTTGTCAGCAATATACGCTGACTTGGGAACGATTACAGCTGGTTCTATTACTGTTGTGAATGGTGGCAATACTGTTGGGTTTACTCCGAATGGTACCAATGCTATTTTTTCAGGAACAACTGGTTCGCCACAATTTAAAGTAACTCCTGCTGGAGTCCTTACGGCAACAGGTGCAAATATCTCTGGAAGTGTAACTATTACCGGGGGTTCAGGTATATCAAATTTAACAGACGCTGGGAGTTTAGCTGTTTTAGACGAGGTTGGTGCTTCTAACTGTGATACAACAATTATCAGCGGGGGCAAGATTATAACCGGACTGCTCACTGCCTCTAATATTCAAACAGGAACCTTGAACGCTTCAGTTGTTACGGTTACTAATATAAATGCAAGTAATATTTCAACCGGCACACTTAGTGCTGACAGAATTGGAGCCTCTTCAATTACTGCCACTAAGCTAAACGTTACTTCTTTATCATCAATTACTGCTAGCTTAGGTACTATCACTTCAGGAACAATTAAAGTTTCAACTAGCGTGGCTGTTCAGAAGTCTGACACTACAGCTGTTGCTTACTTAGGTAGAGACCCAGATGCTTTAGGACTATGGGGATTTATTGCTAACAGAGGATATGGGTTGATGTGTAGATATGCAAGCAATAACTATTTTCGTATTTTTATGGATAGCGGTTCCACTGATGCAGTTATAGACTTGCCAAGTCCAGATAAGTTGAAATTTCAAGACAATAGTGGAGCTGCAATTGCAAGAATGTATGGAAATTCATCTTGGGGTGGAAGCCCGGGAGGTTTATTCGATTTATTCCATCCAATGCGTTTGTATACTTATGACTATGGTGGAGGCACTTCTGGTGGTCCTGAAGCTGGTTCTTATGCAAGTGAAGGTATGATGTATGTCAGATTGAACTATGGAGGAAGTGCTTTAGACAATATCAGAGTCTATGTGGGAGGAGCTTGGAGGTCAGTAACTACGTCATAAACTATCAAAAACAGTAAAAAAGTAATATAATTAAACTATATGTATCCAACAACAAACTTACAACCAGGTGCTAGAGGTCCTGAAGTCGAAAAACTTCAGCAGTTTCTGTTGGAACAAGGATTTCTTACAGCTGAACAAATTGCTACAGGTCCTGGAATTTATGGACCACAAACAACCAATGCTGTTAAGCAGTGGCAAGCTGCAAATGGAGTGGATAATACTACCGGTCCAGGATATTGGGGACCTCGTTCCAGAGCAGCCGCTTCTGGCATTTCGACAGGAGAAAGTCCTAGTACCGGCCCAGAAACACAAGAATCTGTGGATAAAAGATATATGGATGCGGCGGCTAAAAACCCCGTAATTAGCGAGTTATCTCAAGGTGGAAGTACCATTGAGGAAATTGTTAATGCTTTATCCACAGGTAATTTAGCAGGAATTTATGATTGGAATGGGCAACCTTTCAGTGCTCAAGACCAACAAGAGGCTCTTAAAAAAGCTAAAGAAGATAACAGATTATACTATGAAGCCTTACAAAAGAAAGAACAGGCTGACGCTGAAGCTAATATGGCTGCACAAAAAGCCGATTTTCAGGATTATTTAGTAAATGCAGGTCAGTCTTTCGAGGCGGACAAAACCAAATCAGACCAACAGGCAGCTAATCAAGGTATCTTATTTTCAGGTAGTCGAGTTCAAAAAGAAAAGAATTTAAAAAGAGCTTATGAGCAAGACGAAGCTTCTTATAGAAGAAGAATTGGCAGTAATATCGGTAATACGGCTAGAGATTTTCAATATAAATACGGAACCGATGCCGCTAAAGGTCTTAATCAATACTACAATTTAGGTGGTAATACTTTTAATCCAAACGTTGCTAGAGGAGGAGTGGGGTCATCTGGATTGTCTCAAGTTTATAGCCCGGGCAGTTATGCCTACCAAGGAACCAGAAATACCGAAAGATTGGCTGATGCAAACACTCGAGCAGCTGGTTATCTTTGGAATAAGGGCAATAAGCTAATGAGTACAAGTTATAAAAATCAATACTAAACATATGATAAACAACAACCCATTAGCAAATATCTTCAACTCACCTCTAAGTTTTAAAACTGGAGGTCAAACCACACCAGCTTTTATCGGTCAGCCAGCAGTTGAAACTAAAACTCAAACACTTCCTTATGGTGGTGGGACTTTTAATCCTTCTGGTGGTGCTGAAATCAAACCAACTCCAATTTTTAGTGGTGCTGCAGCCGCAGCTCCTGCAGTTGCTCCTGCCACCGAACAAGTAGATTTGTATGAAAAATATAGAGACCCTAAGACTGGTGAAATAATGACTCCTGAAGAGTATGCAATTTATTTGGCTGATAGAGTTCCAAAGGGTAGCGGTCAAATTCCTAACTATGCTGGTGATGCAATGACAAATCCTGATGAGTCTCAAGAAAGTTTAATGAATAGAGCAAGAAATCTTACAAACGCTAGGAATGATATTGCTACAGGAACAGAAGACCCATATGGAGTCGGTAATAAATCAGGGATTGCTTACAGTCCTGCAGAGCTTCGAGCAATTGAAAAAGCTTATGCTGGTGTTTACGACCCAGCCTTGAATGATGTTTTTGCTAGATTAGAAAAGAAACAAAAAGAAGAAGATGCTAAGGCAGCCAGAGAGGAAATAGTCTTTAGAACAAATGAAGCTATCAGACAGTGGAGAGCAACAACCGGAACAAAAAGTTCTGGTTCTGGTGAGAAGAGTTTATTTACTCAAAGCCAACTTAATGATGGGGCTAGCAATGCTGGCTTAGGTATCGATGCTTTCAAATCTTTGGATAATGATATTAAAAACTTCTATATTAACCCTCCAATGGGACTTAATGATGACGAAAAGAAAGTCCCAATGTATTCTATCTTCGAAGAAGACTTGTTAGCCATTGCTAATGGTGACGCTGACCCAGAGGAAGTTATTAGCAACATCAATAGCAGTAATCTTCCTGCACCGGTTAAGCATTATTTTATAGACCAAGTACCAGACGTTCCTGAAAAAGAAAAGGAAGGTTGGTTTAAGCGAGTCTGGGGTGCAATAACAGGGAAATAAAAAATAAAATATGGCTGCAGTAAACAAATACAACATATTACCGATAGACCCTAAAAATAAATACAACGCAGTCTCTCCAACAACAGTTAGTCCAAGTCCAATAGTTCAATCACCGATTCCAACTGAAACAAAACCTCAAGTTGGTCCGGTTATTCCAAAACAACAATCTGTTGCCGAGAGATACGGTCTACTAGAATCGACAATTTCAGCGGCTAAACCTCAAGAAGAAAAAGAACCTAGCCTATGGAATAAGATAGCCAGAGCTGTGCTACCGAAAGGAGCAGAGGAGTATTTTGGTTTGAGTCAACCAGAACCTACTATCAGAGACAGAGTTATGCAAGCCGAAGATGCTAAGCAATCTTATTTCAGACAGCAAAGAAAAGAAGAAAATATTGCTAAGGTTGATATGCCTGTCGAAGAATATACACCACCAACTACTTTCTGGGGCAAATTAAAAGACGCTCGAGACCAAGGTAACTATGCTAAAAATGTGTGGTCTGGTTTTATTAAGCCAGCCATTGGTACTGTTGCTGAACAGATTGGTGTGTCAATTGATAGCCCAAAAATTAGAGAATGGGGCGAACAGTTTTCTGATAGAGTTTTAGAAGAGGAGTCTCGAAGAGCCAGTGCCCAGTCTATGGCTGATGTCCCTGGGATTTTTGAAGGTGGATTAAAAGACCCTCGTTATTATCCAAAAGTAATGTCACAAGCTATTGGTTTTTTTACCGCTATTTTAGGAACCTCTGTAGCTGTAACTGCAGCGACAAAGAATCCAGTAGCTGGTGCAACTGCCGGTTATGGGGTTGGTGCCGCTCTTGAGAGTTCAAACGCTTATCAGTCTATGCTCGATAAGGGTGTGGCTCCCGATGATGCAAATACAGCAGCTCAAATTTACGGTGTGGCAGCTACTATGATTGAAAACGCAACTGGTCTTAGACCGGCTGGAGGAACAAAGGCTCTGGTAGAAGACTTTGCGGTTGACGCAGCTAAAAACGCTGGCATTAAAAATTTCTTTAAGAAGTGGGCAGAAGAAGGTATTTTAGAAGAAGGCTCACAACAATTAGTTCAAAATGTAATTACAAAATTTGTTGATAAAAATACCGGGATATTCGATGACGTAGTTGAAAGTATGGTTTCCGGTACTGTAGGTGCGTTACCTTTAGCGGGTGGAGGTGCCGTTATGAGCAATAAAAAAGTTCAAAGAGCTGTTAGAGACACTCAACTTGGTTTAAGTACTAAAGATGTTTCTGGTGAAGAAACATTTTATTCCGGTGCTAATGGAAAGGTTTCAGAGAAGCCTATTGATATGTCAAAAGAAAAGGTTGTTACTATTCAGGGAGACCAAAAAGCTCTAACAAATAGCAGTTCCTATGTGGAGGCTGACCAAAAACTTTATGAACAATACTCACCTGACTATGACTTTATTGAAATCCAACATCCAGAAATGCCAAGTAAACCTACTGAATACTATGATTTAGTAGACAGAAAGTGGTATAGCAAAGACCCAGCCGTTGCCGAAGCTTATGCAATGCAGTCTCGGTCAGCAAAATATGACGAACTTAAGGTTGAATTAGACTCTTTAACACAACGAAAGCAAGCTCTTGAGGTACTTAGAAATGCGAATCCGGGTGATAATAAGATAGTTAAGGCAATAAAAAAGGTTGATGAGCAGATTAAAAAGCTACAAAAAACAGTCCAAGCGACTCCTCAAAGTATTTTTCCTAGCAAAAAAACTACCCCAACACAGGTTGCAAAGGTAGAAGCAAAGCAAAATGACTACACAATTCCTAAAAATGCACCGGTTGTTGCTGCTAAAACTTCGATGGAAGAGTTTGAGGCTTCATTAAATGCTTCGGACCCTCGAGTAGCACAGGGCGAATCAACAATAGACGCTAGTGAAAATATCCGAGAAGAAGCTACTCAAAACTTACCTCCAGATATTGCTTCAACTATTGAACCTTTAGAGGAAGTAATCGAAGGTGACAAACGAACACCATTAAGTCAAAGAATTAGGTGGATGGATTATCTTAGAACACCTTGGAGAGTATTTGAAAGAATGGGAATTCGACCAGCCTATGAAAAACTCTTAGCGGGTTACACTGCTTATGTTCAAGAACTTCCTGGAAATATAGACAAGATAACCGAATGGTCAAAGCGAGTAAGCAAAGAAAGCAATGAAAGAATTTTTAGATTTTTAGATGGTGAAGATATTCAGCTTCAAGGAGAAGAAGTTCAAGTTGCTGCTGAAATTAAAGCTTGGTTAGCTGAATGGGCTGACAGGCTTGGTATGTCACAAGATGAAAGAATTTCAGAATACATTACTCATATTTTCCCGATTAAAAAAGGTGGAGAAATTCCAGAAGAGATTGCTTTCTTAATCAATAAGAAGATACCGGGAAGTGTTTATAACCCATTCCTGTTGCAACGTAAAGGTGCTGAAGGCTATATAAAGGATACTTGGAGAGCTCTTGATGCCTACACAAAACGTGCAACTCGTAAGGTTAATATGGACCCAGCTTTAGAGGAATTAAAAGAAGCAAGCTCCCATTTAACCGATACCAGTCAACTAAACTACCTAAATAAGTACTTAGGAGCCGTTAATTTACGTCCTACAGAGCTTGATACACTTATTGATAACCATATTAAAGAGAGATTTGGTTTCCTTTTTGGTGCTAGACCTACCGCAGCTATCACTAGATTTATGAGAAAAATGGTTGCTCGAGCAAAAATCGGTGGTTCAGTAACTTCTTTTGCGAAGAACTTAACACAGGGAGTTAATACTTTTTCAGAGTTAGGAACATTCTATACCACCAAGGGGTATATGGATTTGGTAAAGTTCGGCGGTAAAGAGTTGAACGAGAATGGTGTATTGATTGCTCCATTTATTGAAGATAGAACCTACAGTGCTGTTAAAAAGGTTGCTGAAAAATTCGACAACGCTCTATTTTTAAATATGAACGCTTCAGAGTTAGTCAACCGTGGTGCAGCCTATTATGGTGCGAAAGCTAAATTTGCAGCCAATAAAGTAACTCCTAAAGAATTCAAACAAGCATTTGGAAGAGAGAAGCCAGCCAACTATTCACCAACAATGGAGGATGCTGTAAAGTATGGAAAATTTGTCGCAGCTAAAACTCAATTTTTATTCGGTGCTCTTGATACTCCAGTAGCTTTAAATAGTGACATAGCTAAAATGGTCGCACAATTCCAAACCTTTGGATTAAAACAAGCTGAATTCGTTATGAGTATGGTTGGTGATAAAGAATACAAAAAATTAGTCAGATATATCTTCAGCTCAATGTTGTTATTCCAATTTATAGGAAGTGCGTTCGGTATGAAATGGGACGACTCTTTCAAAACTTTAAGATTTGGTGTTCCGCCAGCAGTCAAATTCTTTGTTGACCTTTGGAAAACTTTAATCACTGGTGAAGATAGGTACGGCAATAAGCTTGATACTGAAGACAAGGTTAAAGCCACAACAAAAACATTATTTACTAACGTAGTGCCAGCCGGAGCTCAACTCGAGAGAACTTTCACTGGTTTGGGAGTTGTAGGCGAGGGAGCCTCAAGGACTAAGTCCGGTACCCTTCAATATAAAGTAGACCAAACACCGGAGAATTACATTAGAGGTGGTTTGTTTGGCAAGTATAATCTACCGGCTAGTAAAGAGTACTACAAGAAAAAAGAAGATAAGCAAAAAGGTAAGTCTAAATCTAGCGGACGAAACAAATACAACTCATTATAAATAAAAAAACACCCGGCAACTACTAGGTGTTTTTTAGTTCTTTTGCTTCCAGTGCTGCAAGCACTAGAGGGACGAAATTGATAGCGGTCTGTCTAACTCCTTTTGTTTTGAGTTCGTTCAAGAGTATATCTTCTGCTCTCACAGAAATCTCTCTGGTTAATTCAACATTTCTTTTTTTTGCAGTTTCTGATAGTACTAATCCAAACTCAAACGCTAACTTAACAGTCTTATCTCCATAAATTGGAGGTCTACGCAGGTTCTTTATCGCCCTCTGGAGTCTTATCTTCAGCTTCTGGAGCTGGTTCTGTAGTTGTTTTTTCATCTTGTTTAGTGTTTTCCTCGCCGGCTATGTCGTACTGTTCATTATCAACATAGTAAACGATTTGTTTAATTATACCTTGAGGTGTCACAACTTGTTCAGCTGAAAGAGTTACTTCCAACTGCTTGCATAAAGTTTCGATTGCCTTAACTTTTTCCTGTGTTTTTTGTTTAGCTTCAGCTTGTGTTATCTGTGCCATAAAATTATATTTCAATATTAAATGTTGAGTTATTGCTATCACTACACAACATAATGTTATTATCCTGACCACCATCAGCGAACGTATAATTATCTGGGAGTGGAGTTGTTGTGCCGGAAGTATTGTAATAATACCACGGATAGTAGGGTTTTGTCTCAATATAAATTGGATTAACCCAGGTGGTGTTGTCTATGACCTTTGGCTCAAGTTCAAACTCTTTCCATTCACCGTTTGGAAGAATTTGTTTTAAAGCTTTTAATAGTTCGGCAATCTTGACTTTATTTTCAATTTGGAGAGTTTTTTTCTCTGTATCTAATCTTATTTTCATAATCATTATGTTAATCTTATTAAATTGTTTGATACTGTAATAATAGCATCTCTATATTTTGAGTCCAGTTCTTGGACTTCTTCAGTCAACCCTTCAAAAAAGGTTAAAGACTGGTGTGTTGGGTCAATTTTATTTTGCCAAACACTCCAAGCATCGTGAACATCTTCGTTGGTACAGTCAATTCCTTTAATTAAAACCAATAAAGTATACACTTCTAGTAGGTCTTCGTATTCTGTGCCGGACATTTTTAGCTTCTCATCCAGCATTTCTTTAACTTCTTGAATATAATTCATATAGTACTTGCTAATTTAGTTAATAAATTTTCAAACCTTTTAAATTTCTTTTAAGAAGTCTTGGTAGGCTTCGCTTATTTCCCAAGCAGACTTCTCAATCAAATCTTCCATTTTTTCAATCTCTCTCTCATCAAATTCCCGATAAAAACTTTTAACATTACCAGTGACCTGTAAAGCTTTTTCATTTTCCCTCCAGAAGTCATCTACCTCAATCGAGCCTTCCTTTGTTTCAATCCAATCTAGGTGACAATACTCCGGCATTTTACCGGTGCTATGTTTTAATGCTGTTGCATAAAACACCAGCTGACCGTGCTTAATAACCTTTGCTGGGGTCCACGGTGTTTTGCCTGTCTTAGACCTTTTGCCAGTCTTCTTCTCCCTGAAAACATTGTTGACTGGGTCGTAATCATCAAGATAGGACAGAATTGGAACTCCACGAATGGTCGTTCTTATCTCGTGTTCATTAACTTCATAAACTTCCAAGTCTGGCAAGAGCTTTTTGTATGTTCCTTTTTCAATCATTTCGGCAACACCTTTACCGAAGCGAAGGTATTTTGTATCAAGCTTCTTGCCACACTCAAAGTATTCCCTGCGAAATCTAGCTGGACTTTTAATCCAACAATTCATCGCAGACCACGACAAGTGAGGGCGAGGCAATATTAACTTTTTGTTTTTATCAGTCATTTTATTTTTCAGTTAGCTTCTCATAACGTTCGGCTAACAATGGTTGTAATTTTACTTTATCTTCTTCAGTTAGTTTAACTGATTTCTCAACCTGTTGGTTAATCAATTCGAAAGCTTCTAAGCTTAAACAAGCTTCGATTGCTTGAGTTGCTTTAACATAAGCTACACTGCTTGGAGGTGGGGCTGTCTCTACTTCAGGTTTTTTAGCGAACTCATCGCCTTTAAACGGTTCAACTTCATCAACTGTTGGCTTTGGAGTTTCAACCTTTGCTGGTTCGGGTTTAGTAGGTGCAGGTGCGGGAGTAACCGGAGTTGGTGTTGGAGTAACTGGTTTAGGAGATGACACTGGTGCAGGTGTAGATTCTTCTACTGGTCTCTTTCCGTCAACCATATAGTATTCTTTCCAAAGTTTATTCATATGAGGCACGATGAAGTCGTGAGCTTCCTCAACTGAATTAGCTTTTACAATAATCTCTGGTTGGATATTACCATAAGCAATAGTTGGGATAACCATTTTAATTGCGTAGCTGATAATTTCTGGTCCTTTTTTAGCTACGGCTTTTTTTCTTTTAGCCGGCTTCTTCTTAGGAGCTGGCTTTTTCTTTGTTTCTGCCATATTTTTTGCGGATTATTTAATTATAATTTAACTTGGCTGAAACGTAATGACGGTTTCTCTTCACAGGTAGCGTCACCAGTTGATTGTTCTTTGGCTTTTTGAGCCTTAAACCTTTCTTCAAGCTCGGAAACTTTATCTGTGTAGGTCCAAGTTTTAATACTTGCTATAGCAAACTTACCAACGGCAGTGTCGACGTTCTTCTGCTCGTTAGCAATCATATCCTCTAGGATTTGTGCTTTTAGCTCGTCTTTTTGGTTATTTAATGCTTTAATTTTTGCGTCAAGGACGGCATAGTCCTCGTATAGTTTTTCTTGCATAGTTTTTTAGATTAGTTTTTTATCAGACCTCATAGCAACATCAAGTGCGGCTCGAAATATCTCACCTTCAGTGGCATTGCACTTCTTCGCCTGCGACTTAACATACTTTTGTTGGTCTCGTCTAATCCTCGTGTTAACTCGAGCCATTGCTTTAGCTCGAACCTTTGGGGCTTTTACTTCTTGCATATTCTTTTTATAATTTAATTATTTTCTCTGACAATTTTACGACCTTTTATTTTTAAGTGCTCCAATTTATGGTGCACAGGACACAGCCATTCTTCATATTTTTATTATTTTTTCAGCAATTTCATTCGCTTTTTTTCTTGATATAGAGATGATACCTTCATCTCTTAGTTTAACTATCTCTTCAAAACGGATTAAACAAAACTCGTTTTTGAATTTGATAATTAAATAAGATGGCATTGGTGGTGCACTTAAACCGTCTACTGGTTTTGGGCGACTGACTTCATCAGATAACTTCCAGACCAGACCTTCTTTTTCTGTTGCTTGTAGTCCGTCCCATTGTACTTTTCTTATTTTACTGAACTGAAATGACTCTGTGTGTGTTTGTTTTAACTCGTAGTAGCAATAGAAATTCTTTTCTCTAAGATACTGGTTTAATATAGTGTTCCATTTTTGTTCTTTTTTTCTCATATCTTAATTGTATCATATGGCGGTGTCGCCGTCAACGGTGGATAACTTTAAAAAATAATAAAAAGTCCAACTATAAACCAACCAATACCACTGATACCTCCTGAAAAATACATCCAAGCAACACAAGCAATGGCTAACCCTATTACTGCTAACCCTTTGTCCATATTTATTTGTCCATTGTTGGTCATATATTTAAGGTTAATTTTTCTTGAAAATCTTGCCCGCTCATAATAGTATCGTGGCAATCTTTGTCACACCCCTCGACTACAAGGTGGATATATAAATTTTTCTTCAAGGCGTTAGACCTTAATACTCTGCCCAGTGATTGTTCATAGTCAACATATCTCCAAGACTTGCTGGCGTAGATAACACAAGGGAAAGTTGGGAGTTCGTATCCGGAAGAGATTGAGCTTTGAGCAATGATGATATGAGGTTCAGGACTGTCGTTTACTTTTTGAATGAAACTTCTATCTTTAGTGGCTCCGGTTAAAGTTGAAACTTGATAGTCTTCCTTGCGAAGAGCTTTAGCAATCTCTTCAATTTGAGCTGTGTAGTTAGCGAAGATAAGTAACTTGGGAAACTCTTGAGCCCTCTCGAGGATATAATCTATCTTTTTTGACTTGAAAATCTGGGTTGAGTCACTCATTTTATCTACTTTGCCGCCAACTTCCTCAATTTTCTTGCCATATAGCACTCCATTCTCTATTGTACGCATCCTAGCACGCCGTACGAGCGGGTCTGCCTCCGTAAAGGCTAAATTAGCCAGTGCTTTGTTTTGCTCGCCTGTAAGCTCAATTTCAACGGTTTTATGGGTCTGGTCAGGGACATCAAAGAAGTCATTTAATCCACCGGTATAACCAAATCTTTGAATAAGGTTGACTAGGCGTTGTTTTGTAGCCTCATCTTTCTTTGGCACCCAAATTCTCCTGACTCCACCAATCCTAATTTCAACGTAATAGGTTCTTCTAAACTCATCAAAATCCCAGTTCTGCCCAAACAAAACTCCTATTGCCCACATACTCATTGGCTTTGGTACTGGAGTAGCTGACAATAAATATAATCTAGCTGGTTGGTGCTTTTCAATATAGTTTTTAGTAGCCTCGAAAATCTGTGAAGTTTTTGGTTTTTGTATCCGGTTCTTTTGAACATACGCTGGCATAACTCCCAAGTTATTGTGGCACTCATCAATAATAACTGTTTTGAAGTAAGGTAAGTCGTCCCACATTTTACGAATATCTTCTTTACTGATTACTTTAAGCTTCACATTTGTCTCCCACTTCTCATTTTCTCTCTCCCAAGTCTTGTCATCACGCTGTTGCTTCGGACAAATTACCAGAGTACTACCTTTGGCAAGGTGAAGAGCGGTTCTAGTTTTACTAGCACCGGTTCCCAAAAACAACCCGCATTTTTTAAGGTCTTCTCTAATGATTTTTTTTTGGTGTTCGTAAAGTGGTGGGAGCATAGGTTTAAGTTAGTCTGTCGATTGCTTCAGTGCAATACTCGACTTGAAATTTTACATCGTCTAAAGCGTCGTGAGTTTTTTTATCCCAGTCAAATTTTTTAAGGTCTATTCCGGACAAGGCGACTAGGGTTCTAATGTCTCGAAACTTTTTATAGTGATAAGGGATTGGCACATCATAAGTTCTACAAACTGTGAACAATATTTCGTGGTCGAAATTGTGACACCAAACCTCATCAGCTTGTTTTAGGAAAGCCCGTAGCTTAAACAAGCTCTGGACCAAATCGTCATCACCAACCGGCATTTGCTTATCACTCCACCATTCAATGGTGCTTTCAGTGGTGATTGATTTTGGCTGTTTATCAGGATTAAGTTTAACGTTAAATTCTTCTTTCCCGTCAAAACTTATTGCTGAAATTTGAAGCAAGACAGAGCAACCGTAGTTGCCTAGAGTCTCAATGTCTAACATATATCTTTTTGGTTTTTTCATAATTTTGTTTCTAATTCTATTAACATCTCAATGAAATGTTTTGCTTTTTTAAGGTCATCAAGTCCACCTTTATCACGCCAGCGACTGACGTACTTGATAACTGACCCCTCCATATAAGGGATATTGTTTGCGTGGCAATACTCAACTACCTGAATTTTCATCTTCTTGTAGTGATTGCCGGCTACTTGTTCTTTTAGTGATTTCATCTTACGTAATCTTTTAATTTTTCTAAAAAGCCATTCTCTTCAAGTTCCTGTTTAGTTTGGTCTGTCAGTAAAATTTTTCTACCAACATCGTCGACGTAGTATTTTGCTAGGGCGATTGCTACTCGCTCCCAAGTGACTTCATTCATATATTTATCTTAATTATTATTATGCCAACCATTAACCTCATTAGCACTTTCATAGTCTCTTGTCTGTTTAATCCATTGAGGACTTAAAGCAATACCCTGAAAACGAGACTCTTCACCACCGTGACCTCGAGGGATAAACTCGAAGCGATTATTTTTCTTTCCATAAGCAGTAACTTCTTTAGTGAAAGTGATGTTAGCTTTTGTTTTTCTACCACCTTCAGTGGCACTCCACCTCTTGTATTCGCTGTAAAGTACTGGAGTTTCAATACTACTAAACTCATTAAGCACAACACATTGAGATAAAAAGCCCTCAACTGATGAGTTCTCTTCGCGGTATTCGTCAAGCATTTTGGTCTGTTCTTTTGTTACTATAAAATTTCCACTTTCGGCTAAATCAATAGCTCCTTCAACCATCCAGTTTAGAATTCCGGACAATTCTTTAGCCAACAGTCCAACACTTGAACGAAGTTTAGTGTTTGGATTATCGCGATAGTTATTTAAGAATTGCAAACAGCAAATTCTACGTTCGGTAGCAGTGCTAGTATCGTCAACTCTAGGGAGCAGGTTAACCGAGAATACAAATTTAGCTTGCGGTCTAAATGTAAACTGCGGTTTATATTTTATATCTATAGTCACCTGTTCCCCAGATATTAACTTCTTAAGTTTGTTGCTTTGGTAGTAGTTTCCGTGAACCTCTTCAATAATATTCAATCTTTTACCAATCAATCCGTGCATACCAAATGCTCCATATAAACTTTCAAGGTCTATATGAGAAGTGGCTTCCGGTCCGATTATCATTGCGATAGTATCAATGAACGTTGATTTACCGTTTCCACCGTCACCAACCATAAATAAAGCACGGTCATAAAGCATTGAAGATGATAAACAATAGCCAGAAAATTGCTGTAAAAGTCTAGCCTTATCTTCTTTTTCCTCACCTTCCATCCAGCTATCCAAACATTCTATCCACGTTGGGCAGGTAGCTTCAGGGTCATAGTTAACCGGATACTGAATTAACGAGACATAATCAGGGGTGTGTGGTCTCAACTCTTTTGTATAAATATTTAGTAATCCATTTTTTACATTAGCAATATAACCACCGTCGTCCGATATTTTTAAAGGGGGAATAATTGAAAGTAAACAAGCAATTTTATCTGCTACATTTCTCTTGGTTCTGTAACCCCAGAGCATATCATCATAGAGACCATTCAAAATCATATCGGAAATTTCTTGGTCTGACATCATTTTGTAAACGCCATTCCTATATTGAAAAATAATTCCAATTTCATTTTTTCTTAAGTGAGGGTGCTTAACTAAAATCTCTCGCTCATAATTCGAGAACCGGACCTTGTCTTGCTCCCGACGTTCCTTCATCACTTTTGTGTAAGTCTGTTGAATTTTCTGGTTCTCCGTTGGTGACATATTATAGGAGATAACCTCGTTCTTGTAAGAGTAGGAATACTGACCGGCGTAAGCACTCTGGAGTGTTCTCATAATTTCACCAGCTCCTCCGGCTTCGCTCTCCATTCCGTGCCAACCTATCTTGTCGATATGTTTAACAGCTTTATCAAAAGACCAACCAGCCTCCCTCATTAAGCAGGCGGTGATATGCAGTGTGGTATTTCGACCAACTGTTGGATATAAAGTTTCCGGTTTACCACTAATCAATGCTTTAAAACTATCACGCTCTTCGATAGGGTAAAGTTCGTTGACTTGTTTGAAGAAGTTTGTGCGTTCAGCTTCAGCAAATTGTTTGGTTTTTTCAGCTTTCACCTCCACAACGGTGTTTAAAGTTTGAGTCAAATCTTTGACATCAATAATTTCTTCAACATCGTTCATTGAGTATACTTTAGCAGGCATTTTGTGAATACCTTTTATCTTAAAGATACCTTTAGTTCCTTCTTTCCACTTATCTACTCCTGTCTTTTTCCAATACCAAGTGTTAGGCACCCTTAAGATACGAGGCACGTCTTTCACGACTGGGTCTGCGTCAAATTCTTTTACTATAGATTGTTCAATTCTTTCCCACCTTGCTACGGTTTTATTCCACTCCTCTGGAGGTAGTTCATCCTTATAAACAGGCTCATCTAGTAACCAATAAATATGGTAACCATTTTGAGTTTCAGTGATGAACGTTGGGCAGAACCTATCCTTAATTCTCTCAAGCTCGTCAAGGTCTTTTCGACCGTCAATGTCTACAAAAAAAGCATTTAAGTTTGTGCAATTTTCTTTTTGAGCATTTGGAGAACCGGCAAATCCGTTAACCGTAAAATAACTCTCATAGCCTTCGAGATTTAATTGCGGTTTAATCTCCGTGCTTGAAACGGGAGGTCTACCAGCACCGGACTGGTCTATATATCTATAGACGTGGTCAGGGAAGAATGTTAAAAATTTATCGTTCATACATTTTTGTTCTAATGTCGGGAGAGAGCAAACTAAAAGCAGTCAAGGACGCGGGTCAGGGAGGAATGTAGAAACCCACCTGTTCGCTGTTATGACTGCTAATAGTCTGCTCTCCTCCGACATTCTTATTAGAATTCTACATTATCGGGGGAGATTTGAATTGTTATTCCTTTGGAGGCAATGCCTTTTTTCTAATTATCACTTGAGAATTCTTTTCTAGTACTTCCAACTGGTCACCATAGACAAGTAAGAAAGCGTCAATTCCGGTACGAGGGATTTCATAGTACCCCATTCCAACACCCCAAGTGTAGTCGTCGAATATCATTATACCATTTGACTTCAATAATGGGAACGCCAGGATTGCGTCTTCAAGTGCATTTTTTGCTAGGTGTGAACCGTCAATGTAGATAAAGTCAAACTTCTTGTCAGAAACAGCTAGTACTTTTAGCATATCACCAGAAGCACCTTCAATAATGTCTACTCTATCTTTATAAGGCTCAATATTCTCTTCAAACCTTTCAAGCAAGTTCTTTTCATCAGGGAGGTCTTCACCACCTGCGAACGTATCAACTACAGTTAAGTCTGCGGAAGTATTTTTTAACATCCAGACAGAAGCTTGACCCTCATAGCAACCTACTTCTAGGAAGCTAGTATTGGGAGCTTGAGCTAGTGGTAATAAGTACTTCTCGAAGTTCTTTATACCTGTAATTTCGAACCAGTTATTAGTAAACATAAGCTTAAAAGTCAATGTCTTCTACAGCATTCCGTCTTGAGGTTCTGTAGGAAACGGTGCTTCTTCAGAAGCTGGGGCTTCCGGAGTAGCGTTCTTAATTTGTTCAAGTTGAGGGATAATTTGAGTATTAACCATATTCTCTAAGAAGGCTAATCTCTTTGTATCGTCCCAAACCATTTTACCGTTGACTTGAACCTGCTCCATATCCGGCATACCATTTGGATTTTCTCTAGTGTAAGCGTGCTTCAGTACTTGACCGTCTTGATTGATAAACAAGGTACTCTTGTTTTTACCGTCTACTTCTTTAACGCTAGGAGATAATCTCATCTCTTTAGTTAAGTCAACGTTAGGCAACATTTTTAGTAAAGCTGTTGCAAAACTGTTGGAGTAAGATAGTTGAAGAGTATATGGCTCTTCTTTATCTTGAAAGGTGAAGTTCCAAGTTTTGCCGTAGTCACCTTCTTGCGTTTTAATGTCTTTAAGTTTCCCTGTAAAGCTGTCATAGAATTTCTCGTGAACAACGTTCCCGATTTTATTAGTTCTAGTGACTGCTCCTTCAGTACCTTCCGGTACTCTTTGGCAGAATTTTCCGCCTAGTATGGTGATATAGTTACCACCTTGTCTTGTTTCTAGTCCCATATGTTTTTTGGTTAGTTGATAGTTTACTATCATTGTTTAATTAAGTAGTTCGATAAATCGAACCAAATTTTGCGACCTTTACTTATTAAGTATACACCAATGTTGATGTCGGCACAAGGGTATAACCTGTGTATTACTTTCCAGTGTATTTCCAGTGCCACTCTTCAGCCGGTATTCCGGTCTTTTCTTCATTATCTGCAGTGTAACTTTGAACAAAATTATATCTTTCGGCGTTCTCCTTCAGCCATTGATATTCTGGCAGTGTGGAAAATTCGTTGCGAAGTTCTAATCTTTCAGCACTATCATCACGCACTCCGTCTTTCATCGGGCAAGCCATAAAGTCAACTGCAATACCCTGAACGTGTTCAGACTCTTCTGGCTTAGCAACTAGCCCAGTTTCATCTTTAAGATATAAGTTCTGTTGGCGTTCATAACTTCTATATCCGGACGCTACAACTAAACACATACCGTCTTTTTCTGCGTCCAATATCATATCTTCTAATGGCTGGGCTACTTTTCTCTTGATGTATTCTGTCTCGTGAAGATAGCTAGCACGTGGAGAGAGGGTTATTATCTCATTATTCCACACTTCTTGCTTGTTCTTCTCTGTGATGTAGTACCCACCAATTACGATAGTTAAAACAATCACTGTAAGTATTATTGCTTTTTTCATAAATCTTTTTTATGCTGATTTTTTAATCTCTCAAGGGTAACCGGCGACCTTTTATATCTTCCTGCGGTTTTATCACCCTTTTTAAATCTAAATTTTGCACCTTTTTCAAGGTTTTTATACGTCTCATTGTCGAGAGCTTGGTCTCCTTTTAATTTTCTATACCACTCTGGCACAATGCCACGTTTAACTTCCAGCTCAAAATACTCTCGGTATTCTCTAGCTGTCATCTTATGAACCTGATAAACGTGGGAGCCTAGTTGAACATACCACTTGCCACAAATTAAGCACTGACATTTATCCGGACTTGGAATACTGGCTTCAGCGTCTCGTTTTTTGCGGTTCCATTCGACATTGTACCCTGACTCTTTCTGTTTTTGATTGTTGCGTTTTTCTCGGCACTCTTTACTACAATAAGTCCTATACCTTGCATTAGGTAGAGGTTTACCACAAATTTTGCAGTTGTCTCTAAGTTCGACTTTCCAGTTTCCCATATTATTCTTCCTCTCCTAAGGGGTCATAAAAATCTTTAGCCCGATATTTATTTTTAGCTTTGGCATATCCTTCGGCAAAACCTTTATCATGTCCATCTTTAAAACCTTCTTCCCAGCCTTGCCGGTATTCAATACTTTTGGTTGACGATTTTGCTACTTTGTCTAAGATACTTTCGGTCATAGTCTTTTAGTAATTAAGGCTTTAATGTCTTCTAATCTTTTATTTATCAAGTCCGCTAAATCGCTATCTTTATAAGGTTCACCACAATCACAAATAACCGTATCAACTTCTAGCTTTAACCTTTCCAAAAACTCCAGTTCAGCTTTAACAATCTTCTCTTGTTCTTCTCTGATGAATTGTTTGATTTCACCTGCGGTTTTTAGGCCACTTGGCATAGGTTTGTCTTGGTGAACACTACCAAACTTTTCATCAAATCTTTCCTCCCAGCCTTCCGCTGTTTTATTTAGTTGTTTGTCTTTTTGTGTCATAAAGTTTTATTCTACTTCTGTATAATCTAACCTCAAACTAATAATCTTAATATCTTGCCCTACGTCTGGTATTTTATAAACTAAGACTTTAGCTTTTAGAGCGTCTACTTGATGTTCTGATACGGCTGAGAATGGCAGTGATTTACCTTTAGTTAATTTAAGTTCAAACTTAAAAGTCCCTTTAAAATTATGCTTGAGCCATCTTGAAAATTTTACTTGGAAGTTTTTTTCTTTCATTTGATTAATTTAGGATAAAAATGATTAAATATTTCTTCAGATAAATAACAAAATGTTTCATTATTTTCATCTAATCTAATAGTTATCCCTTTATCTTCAGCTATAATAAATATTAAATGATTTAATTCATGGATAAATACCCCTAAATCATAAATATTATTTTTTCTAATTTTTTTTAACCATACTATTCTTATTAATTCTTCACTCTTTTTTGTTTTTCTAGTAAATCTAATAACTGTTCCATCCAACTCATCAATGGTTACATAGTCTTTGAAATTCCTATAAAGCCTGTCAGTCTTTTCAACAAGTATTGTGTCTACATCTTTACTTTTTTTAAGAAATTCGACCATTTGGCCGAACCCTGTTCTTCCTGCAGATTTTGCTGTTTCGTCATCCTCAAATTCTTTGACTATCTTAAAATCATTTGCTCTGGCATACTCCTGAAGCAATTTCTTTTGAGCAGGGATTGAATAACCTTCTTCTTTCTGCTCTTTTGATGAAACTCTAACGTAAATTACTGTTCTCATTCTGCTTATAAATAAAAAGGTTATTAGTTTTTTTTACTCTGCTATTAGCAAGTTCGCAGTAATGCTTATTTATTTCAAAACCTATAAACCCTCTATTAGTTAATTTTGCAGCGACTGCAGTAGAGCCAGACCCCATAAAAGGGTCAAGAACAATATGACCTTCGAGTGTAGTTAACTTAATTAAATAACTAAGTAGAGATACAGGTTTTTGTGCTTCGTGAATTCTTCTCTCACCCTTATCAAAAGAAAATTCTAATAGGTTTGTAGGACTAACACCATTGATTTTACAGTTATCAATGTTCATCGCTCCGACTTCATTTTTTAGAACATTATCGGTAACTGTGTAATTATAAGGCTTGAAAAACCAAGCTATAGGCTCATAAATTGGGGCGAGATTACCAAGCCTCCAGCCTTCCCATTTTTTTGCCTCATCTATCTCTCCCCTTTTTTCAAAAATACCACTGATTTTCTGAGCTCTATGGTGTGCGCTATCCTTTTTCCACGCCAATACGTCCTTAAGAATAAAACCACTATCTTCAAAAGCATTTATTACCCTGTGCAGAGTTCTACGTGCACCAAAAACAAAAACTGAGCCTCCCTCCTTTATAAGAGGGAAAACTGATGCTGACCAAGAATAAACCCAATCCTGATACTCTTTTCCTATATTCTTATCACTTGAACTCCACCCATTTATTGGCTTACCACGCCTTCTAAATCCAGATTTTTCTTCCTGAGCTGGAGACTTACCAAGTAGCGCAGAATTAGTATTATTATGCAGAACATCCCATTCATCTAAACTAATACCATAAGGTATGTCAGACAAAAATAAATGGACAGAATTACTCTCAACATCACCCAAAAATTGACGACAATCGCCTAAAATAATTTTATTGATAAACTTTTCATTCATACTTAGGTCAAATTTTTAATATCCACTGCTTTACGTATTTGTTTAATTTTTTGGTCTATCTTATGTGCCTTAATAAGCATAGTAATAGCTTTATCTCTTGGGAGTTTCTGATATTCCTTTATCTTAGATTCCCAATAATTTATACCTTCTTGACCGAGTATTTTAGTTCTTTCAATTGCAGAATTTTTATACTTTACTAAATCAATCAACTCTTTTCCTGACTTTCAGTTCGTTTCTTATTTCTCCAGCCTGTCGTTTCATATCAAAATATCCGGAAGAACGCCAGTTCTTTTGTGCGATATTTTTTTCTATGTTTTCAAGCATTTCTTGTAATTGCTCGACCTTTAAATTTTTTAAAAATATATTATTCATCTTCTTCTTCGCCACTTATCATATTTAACCTATCTGATTTGAGGTCGTTTTCCCGTTAGGGTATTTAGCTACAAAATTTAATTCGCCACACTCTAAACAAATAGCTGTGCTGTCCCAATAACCTTTGGAACTAACATCTTCTTCGTTTGGTATCCTACAAGGAATAT